GCTGGTGCGCTTGCTATCCGTTCCGCCAATCAGTCCAAGTCTCATTAGCTGATCTCCTCGTAGCCGATCACCAGTTCCAAGTCGCTTGCCGCACTGGCCAAGGCACGGATGCTGTCGCCTTCCTCTAGGTAGAAGTACGTCTCTTTAGTGCTGAGCACTTGCGTAGCGTCAGCAGGCACTGCAATCGTCCTGGCAATGTAGCGATCAGTTGTCCCATCAAAGATGCTCACGCTGATGTCAGCAGCATTCACGCCATCCACATTGGCGCAGAAGATGCTGTTGATCTTCAGCACCTTACCGCTGGCGGCGCTGTTGCTCAGGGCCGCGGCCAAGCTCGTCGTGACGGCATAACGGGCTGTGCGTCCCAGGATTGTCGTTGGGTTTTTAAGGTTTGGAGCAGCCATCAGAAAATCATCCCAGCGATAACAGGATCAACACTGACAGACCCGCCGCCACTAGCTGAAATTGTAGTGCCGGAAATAGTCAAGTTACTTCCTACTGTAAGATATGTCAACTTACTTGCACTGTCATCCCAAAAAACAATCTTGTCATCAGCAGCATCGTCTGCGGTAATTTCCCCTGCTATAGCAGAAAGAACATCTGCGGCATTGGCTCCAATGGTAACAGTATCCCCTGCGGGACCTGTGGCGCCAGTAGCGCCTTGTACGCCCGTAGCACCACTAACACCCACAACTCCCGTGGCACCAGTAACTCCAGTAGCGCCAGTGATACCAATAACGCCAGTGGCGCCCTGAACCCCCGTCGCGCCCTGAACGCCTGAAGCACCAGTGGCTCCAATTGGGCCAGTGTCTCCCGCTACACCTGTTGCACCAGTCGGCCCAATAGGTCCAGTAGCACCTTGAATACCCGTGGATCCAATGGCCCCCGTGGCGCCACTCACGCCAACCACGCCAGTAGCACCAGTAGCACCTGTGATGCCAATGCCCGTCGCACCAGTGGCGCCTGTCGCTCCTGACACACCAATTGCACCAGTGGCGCCTGTTGCTCCTGACACACCAATTGCACCAGTTGCCCCTGTGATTCCCACCGGGCCAGTAGCACCAGACACGCCCACTACTCCCGTGGCACCCGTGGCCCCTTGAACGCCAGTAGCGCCCAGGGCGCCAGTCGCTCCAGTGGGGCCTGACACACCAGTGGGGCCAATCACCCCTGTGGCACCAATTGGCCCAGTAGCGCCACTAACGCCAATTACGCCGGTAGCACCAGTGGCTCCAGTGATACCCACCGGGCCCGTGGCCCCTTGAGCGCCAGTGGCGCCCGTAGCGCCTGTAACGCCCACCACGCCAGTTGCTCCCGTTGGGCCTTGCACTCCAGTGGCACCCACTGGACCACTGGCGCCAGTAATGCCCGTGGCCCCTTGAACGCCAGTGACACCCTGCACGCCAGTTGCGCCTGTAACACCAATTGCGCCCTGTGGCCCGTCTCCACTCAGAACAATAGAGGGAGAGCTGGTGGCAAGAACCACCACTTCATTGCCGCTCTCTTCTGTAATGACAAGTTGCGTGTTGTCTTGCGTGATAGTAATATTGCCAGCCATCACAATCCTCGTCCAGTCAGCCCCAGGTCAATATAAGCAGTGCCTTGCAATAAGTAGTATTTATCACCACCCGGCTCCGTAATCATTAAATCGTATTGCCCTTGTTCTGTGATGCCGGATGTGACAGCACTGGAAAGCCGCAAATTAAACATGCCACTGGATTGAACGGTCCATGGAGTGGCAAAATTGGCAAGTTTTGCAGTGCCAGTGCGATTCCATAGCTCAGCCTCCAAGGCGTAACCATTCATGTTGACTGGCGTGCCAGCACTATCCTTGTATTGAAGGGCCATTTGAAAGGTGGCGCCTTGATGAATAGTTATGTCGTAACGTGCTGGATCCACATTTCGCTTGGCATCATTAGAACAGTCTACAACTATTGCCTTGTTACAGTTCTATCCTACGCCACTTCAACCCATCCAATCATCCCAAGGGCTTTAGCACTAACATTGCTGTCTACTGTCAAAATTAAGGTGTCGCTCACGCCAGACGCATTCTGCCCCAAAGCAAGACGAATGGCTTCTGCCACTGCATAGTTATTTGCTGATCCCTGTGAAACAAATCCAGAGTCAATTACAGTGCCACCAGACACCGATGTGGCGCTGGTAATAGTCTCGACATTTCCCCTTCCATTGTCCGCAGGCACCCAAGTAACGCCAGACACGGTTGGATTTAAGCGCAAACGCCATAGCACCACATCGTTGGAAGCAGTGGTCGTAGAAATCCGCACAGGAAGAATGACATTGCCAGTACGACCACTTGCCATGCGAATGCCAGCAGTAACACGCTCTCCAGTTGCATTAGCAACCGCCCCTAAATCATGGCTAATCGAATAAATTGCCCCATCTGGCTCATAGCCTCCTTCGCTTAAAATACTGCAACAAATCTGCTTTAAGGTGCGACCAGAAGCCTGTGCAGTGCTGTTGTGAATGCGATAGGACAATGGCAAAATTGCCGTTTGCATATAGACAGAATCAATCAAATTGGCATGTTGAAATTCATGGCAATACGTCACTTCACCATCAATAACAAACCCGCAACGCACACGCCCCACTCCTAACCATTCAAGATCAGCAGTGAAAATTTGAGCCTTGGCAAAGTTCAAAGATGGCAGCGTGTCAATGTTCCAATTGCTTTGGTTGACCACATTTTCAACCACTGCTCCAGTAGCAAAACTTCTTACCACGAATTGAATGGTTGTGCCACTAGCCCTTACGAAAACGCCGTTGTTATTATCAAAAAAGCCAATTTCTTGAGTGACGCCAGCAGCAAGAGTGGCGCCAGCGAAGCTTTGCATGATCATCAGGCTTTTGCCTGCCTGGTAAGGAAAGTTTTGTTTAGTACGGCGAAGCACTGTGCTTCCAGAAGCCGTACCAACTGTCATTGCAACACTGCACTCATTTGGCAAGAATGTCGAGCTACCACCTCCAGAAACAACTTCAAACCATTGATCTGGCCGCTTGTCATAGCGCAGCGTGCTATCAAACAGCGTGTAGGGAGCGCTGACGCGCTGGCGACCAAAGGCATCGACCATTCCGCTGTCAGGGCCGCTTTGCAGCACGCGACCCCTATGATCAGCCTCTATGTGGGTTTCAAACTGTTCGCCGCCAGCAATTACTTGCCCCATTATTTTTCCATTGTCTTTTCCTTATTGTAGCCGCAGGTTCTTTTGTACTCGCTGCTAATATCCTGCATTGCCTCAATAATGCTATGGGGAAGATAGCCGCAGGCCATCATAAATTCAAAGAAGGCTCGTGAAACCGCCTGGGCGCCATCTCCGCTATAGGTGTGATTAACTTCTTTGTAGGAACAATACCCTTCCATCGCTTCATCATCAGAAAAGCGATGGGCAAAGGAAATGGTGTTGACGAAAGGCATGGCATGAAAAAGGAGGCCCCAGAATGGTAGCCTCCTCATGGTGAGCCGTCAATCAGCCTTTTCCCTGGCCTCTTGTAGGCTTTTTCCCACGCCTGCGTGGACGCGAATTTTGGCCCTGTCCAATGGAAGTGGTCTTAGGGGGCCCTGGCTCATGCTGGCGCTTAAGGGCTGCACTGCCGCCTTTGCTTTTTACTGCCATTGAAAAACGAGAAGGAAGTTAAAGCTTAACTGGCCCAAGGAAGCCCTGCGGCTTTCGTGGGAGCGTGCTGCTCATCAAGCTGGCCTTGGAGAGCTGCTTCAATTTCAGCAACCTTTTCATCACCGCCAAGGGCTTCTTGCGTCCAGCCAATCACCTGTTCCTGGGTGAGATCAGAAAAAGGAATCAAGTTTTCGGGGCGCTGGAAGCCGACACTGCCGTAGGCACCAGCGGAATAGGTGCCGTCATTGGCGTCCACGGTGTAGTGGGCGGTATAAACATAGCCGTCAGCGGTGTGGCGCTCCATCTGGGCGATGCCCCAGGTGTACTCAGTGGTGGTAGTCATGGGTCAGGTGGTGGTAGGTGAACTGTGGCTGGGGTGAGCGTGCCTAGTAAGCGATCATCAAGGTGCCGTCTGACTTGCGGTAGACATCACCATGTGCTGATTGCCGTGCGCTTCCATGTGTTTGTCGCCGTGCAGACGTAGATGTAGTTGGCG